ATGTCCTCCTCCCCCCGTCCCAACCACCCCCGCATCCTCTCCAGCCTGGCAAAGACCGAGCCCTTCACCTCCGCTGAGGAGGCCTGGTTCTGGACCATGTCGGCCCTCGTCGCCCGGCGCGAGGGCGCGCGCATCGCCGCGGGCAAGGGTCTCGCCCAGCGCCCCTGCGAGCCCGACGACGTGATCAAGTGCCTCGACCGGCTGTACCGCCAGCGCCGTATCGAGCTGGCCCATGCGCGCATCCTGCGGATCTGGGGCGAGCGTGGCACTGCGCCCAGCGCGCACCACGCCCAGGAGCGCGGCGACTTCCGCCTCTGGCGCGAGGCGATGAACCGGCTGGAATGGCCGCTGCGGGTGAAGGGCATCGTCGCCGGCGCGCCGCGCATGGAGCAGGAGACGGCGGAGATCCTGCCTTTTCGGGGCAGCCGCGCGTGACGGCGGTCGCGCCGGCCGCGCGGCCGGCCCATCGCCGGCACCTCGGTGGGCAGCGCGCCTGGATCGTCTTCGGCGGGCGCGCGGATCACCTCTGGCAGCGCCTGCTCCGGCGCGGGTTCCGGCACTGCTTTGCCGCGCTGGAGGATCCGCACGGCTGGACCGTTCTGGACCCGCTCACCGGCCGCCTGCTGGTCGCGCGGCTCGAGGTTCCGGCGGGCTTCGACCTGCCGGGCTTCTACCGCCGCGCCGGGTTGCTGCCGGTTGGCCCCTTTCCCCTGGAGGAACCGGTGCTGGGCCGCGGGCTGCGGGGCGCGCCGTTCAGCTGCGTGGCCGTCTGCCGGGCCGTGCTCGGTCCGCACGCGCCCTTTGCCATGACGCCGCATGGGCTTTTCCACGCCCTCGTCCAGTCTCATGAATCTAGGAAAAAATACTTGACTTCTTTCTCCGTTCCAACCTAGAACACTCAGGCCAAGGGGCGAATTGCGTCCCGAGGCTCTCCTCTCCCGACCGACTGGCTTCCAGAAGGCCCGGCTCCCCTAGGAGCCGGGCCTTTTGCGTCTGTGCCGCCGCGCTCCCGCCGGATTGATTTCCGGCGGCCGCGCTTTTGTTCGGCATGCCGGAAGGGACGGGAGGCCAATCCCAGGATTCCCGAAGGAGTTGCCGCGCATGGCAGGCCTGTTCCGCGTCCCGAAGCCGGTAGTCGTCCCACCGCCCGCACCGCCGCCGACGCCGACGGAGACCGCCACCGCCGCCAGCCGTGATGCCGAAGCCGAGGCGGCCCGGACCGAAAGCCGTGCCCGCGCAGGGGGCGGCATCGCGGGAACGGTCGCGACCTCGGCCCGCGGCGTGCTGACGGCGGCGCCCTTCCCCGCCGCGCGCAAGTCGCTGCTCGGGGAGTGACGCACATGACCCCGCAGCAGATCCTCACGCGCCATGACCGCGCCGTCGCGCGCCGCCGCCCGCATGAAATCAGCTGGGCCGACGCCTATTCCCATGTCCTGCCCTCGCCGGGCGAAGCGCCGGCCCTCTACGACGCCACCGCCGCCGATGCCGCCGAGCAGCTGGCCGCCTCGCTGCTCGCCGAGCTGACGCCGCCCTGGTCGCGCTGGTTCGGCCTGGCACCCGCCTGCGCCATCGCCGATACCGAGGAGGGTCAGGCCGCCGCCTTCGCGCTGGAGGGCGCGGCCGACATCCTGCAGTCGCAGCTCGACCGGTCCAACTTCGCGGTCGAGATGCACCAGGCCTTCCTCGACCTCGTCATCACCGGCACGGGCATCATGCTCGTCGAGGAGGCGCCGCCCGGCGAGGCCTCCGCGCTGCGCTTCTCCGCGGTGCCGGTCCGCACCGCCATCCTGGAGGAGGGGACGACGGGCCGGCTCGACACCGTCTTCCGCGAGGCGCGCATGACCACCGCCGAGGTGCTGCGCCGCTTCCCCTTCGCCGAACTGCCCCAGGCCATGATCCGCGAGGGGGAAGCCGAAGAAGCCGATCCGCCGAAGCACCGCCTGATCGAGGCCATCTGGCCCGACGGCACCGGTCATCGCTACGCCGCCGTGCTCGACGCCGCCGCGCTGAAGGCGCCGCTCCTCGTCGCACAGGGCCGCTTCGCCGATGGTCCCTTCATCGCCTTCCGCTGGCTGAAGGCTCCCGGCGAGGTCTATGGCCGCGGCCCGGTCGTCAAGGCACTCCCGGACATTCGCACGGCCAACCGCGTCGTCGAGCTGGTGCTGAAGAACGCCTCCATCGCGGCGACCGGCATCTGGCAGGCGGAGGACGACGGCGTGCTGAACCCCGCCACCGTGCAGCTCGTGCCGGGCGCGATCATTCCGAAGGCCCCGGGCAGCGCGGGCCTGACCCCGCTCGCCGCGCCCGGCAATTTCGACGTCTCGCAGCTCGTGCTGAACGACCTGCGCGCGCGCATCCGCTCGGCCCTGCTGGTCGACCGGCTCGGCACGCCGAAGGATGCGCGGATGACCGCGACCGAGGTGCTGGAGCGCAGCGCGGAGACGGCGCGGCTGCTCGGCGCCACCTATGGACGATTGCAGTCGGAGCTGCTGACCCCGCTGGTCGCGCGCAGCCTTGCGATCCTCGCGCGGCGCGGCGAGATCCCGCCGGTGCTGCTTGACCAGGGGCGCGTGGCGCTGCGCTACGAGAGCCCGCTGGCCCGCGTGCAGGGCCGCGCCGACGCGGCCAATACGCTGCTCTTCCTCGAGGCCGTCGCGAAGATGGGCGAGGCTGCCGCGTCCCAGGTCGACGCGCCGGCGGCCGCGCGCTGGCTCGCCCGCACGCTCGGCGCGCCCGCCGAAATCCTCGTCCCCGTTCCCAGCCCGGAGTGATGCCCCACATGTCCGACAACCTGCTGCAGGCCGCGCCCGAACCCACCCGCCCGTCCGACATCCCGGAAAAATTCTGGGACAGCGAGAACGGCGCGATGCGCGTGGACGCGCTGCTGAAAAGCTACCGAGAGCTGGAGCGGCGCATGTCGCATCGCCTGGCGCCGCCGACCGACGCCTCGGACGACGAGGAGCGCCGCCGCTGGCGCGAGATGATGAACATCCCCGACAGCCCCGAAGGCTATCACGTCGAGGCAAAGCACGAGCTCTGCGGCCCAGATCCGGCGATCAATGCGCGGCTGCACGCGGCCGGCTTCTCCTGCGATCAGGTGCAGCTCGTCTATGATCTCGCCTCCGAGCGGCTGCTGCCGCTGATCGCCGAGGCGGCGCAGCAGTTCGAGGCCGACCGCCAGGCGGAGAAGCTGCGCGAGCATTTCGGCGGCGACGAGCGCTTCCGCCGCGTGGCCGCACAGCTCTCCGCCTGGGGCCGCGCCAATCTGCCGCCCGCCGTCTTCGAGGCGCTGGCCACGACTTCGGAGGGCGTGCTGGCGCTGGAACGCATGATGCAGGGCAACGAGCCCGGACTGGCGCGCGACGCTGCGCCGCCGGCCACGATGGACGAGGGCGAGCTGCGCCGGATGATGCGCGACCCGCGCTACTGGCGTCAGCGCGAGCCGGAATTCGTGAAGCGCGTGACCGAGGGCTTCCGCAAGCTCGTGAACGGCTGATGCCGGATTGATCCGGGGCGAGTGACGCGCTGCCGATCGCGCGCCCGCCCCGTGAGGCCGCCGGTTCTCCTCCTCCCCGGAACCGGCGGCCCGCGCCCGCCGCCGCAGCCTCGGCCATGCCCCCTCGGACAGGCCCTGGCGCGCGGCGGGCGCGCACCCTTTCGTCCGCGCAGAACCCGGCTTCCGGGCGCGTGGCGCCGGCACGATGCCGCGGCCCGTCCCGGTCAACCGCGCGCCGTGTCTTCCCGACAATCCATCTGGAGAACGACAGATGTCCGGTTCCATCGACCAGGCTTTCGTCAAGCAGTACCAGGCCGAGGTTCACCTCGCCTATCAGCGGCAGGGCTCCAAGCTGCGCCCCACCGTGCGCAGCAAGTCCGACATCAAGGGCGCCAGCACCGTCTTCCAGCGCGTCGGTCGCGGCACCGCGACCTCCAAGTCGCGCAACGGCGTGGTGCCGGTGATGAACCTCGAATACTCCGCGGTGGAATGCTTCCTCGCCGACCATTACGCCGGCGACTGGATCGACAAGCTCGACGAGCTGAAGACCAATGCCGACGAGCTCGCCGTGCTGGCGGCCTCCGGCGCCTACGCCCTCGGCCGCAAGACCGACGAGATGATCATCGCGGCGCTCGACCTCGGCACGCGCGAGGCGGTGGGCACGCAGTCCGGCCAGACCGACAATGACGGCCTGACGCGCGCCAAGGTCCTGCTCGCCTTCGAGATGCTGGGCGCGATGGAGGTGCCGGATGACGGGCATCGCTACGCCGTCGTCGGCTGGAAGCAGTGGTCCGAGCTGCTGACCCTGCAGGAGTTCTCGAACGCCGAATACATCGGCTCCGACGAGCTGCCCTGGAAGGGCACGCAGGCCAAGCGCTGGCTGGGCGCGACCTGGATTCCGCATACCGGCCTGACCCTCACCGGCACGATCCGCAGCTGCTACTTCTACCACAGGACCGCGATCGGCCACGGCGTCGGCGCCGAGATCACGACCGACGTGACCTGGCATGGCGACCGCGCCGCGCATTTCGTCAACAGCATGATGAGCCAGGGAAGTTGCCTGGTCGACGACGCGGGCGTGGTGCGGATGCGCTGCAAGGAATGAGTCTTTCGCCGCCCTCAGGCGCCGCGCCCACTGGTGCGCCAGTCGGAAGGTTGAGTGGGCGGCGCCGGCCGCTTTGCGGCCGGATTCTTGTGACGAGCGCCACTTCCTGATGAAGCGCGCTGTCGGGCGGCGCGGGTTCCTCCGTGCCGCCCTTTCCCGTTCCCCCTCGGAGGTCTTCCCCATGGCGCTCACCGCGCTCGAGCTCTGCACGCGGGCCTTGCTGCGCATCGGCGCGCAGGCCATCGCCTCGCTGGACGAAGGCACGGCCGAGGCCGAGATCGCCTCCGGTCTCTACGCCGGCACGCGCGATGCGCTGCTCTCCCTGCACCCCTGGAGCTTCGCGACCGGCCAGGCCACGCTGCCGCGCCTCGCGGCCCAGCCCACGGCCGATTTCCAGCACGCCTTCCAGCTTCCGGCGGGCTTCCTCCGCGCGCTCTCCGCGGGCGCGCCGGGCGCGGGGCGCGGGCTGCCCTATCGCCTGCTGGAGGACCGCCTGCACGCCCATGCCGCGCAGGTGACGCTCACCTACATCTTCCGGCCCGACGAGAGCACCTTTCCGGCCTTCTTCGCCGCCGCGCTGGTCGCGCGCCTCTCCGCCGAGTTCTGCATCCCGCTCACGGAGAGCAGCACGCGCGCCAGCATGCTCTTCGACCAGGCCGAGGGCGAGCTGCGCGCCGCGCGCCGTGCGGACAGCCAGCAGGCCACCACGCGCGCGATCGACGGCTTCCCGCTCATCCAGGCGCGGGGCTGAAGCCATGGCCGCCTCCCGCCAGATCAAGGCGAACTTCACCGCGGGCGAGCTGGCGCCCGAGCTGCTCGGCCGCGGCGACCTGCGCGCCTATGCCAACGGCGCCCGCCGCCTGCGCAACGTCTTCATCCAGCCTACCGGCGGCGTGACGCGCCGGCCGGGGCTGCGCCATGTCGCGAGCCTGCCGGGCCCCGCGCGGCTGCTCGCCTTCGAGTTCAACACCGAGCAGACCTACCTGCTCGTCTTCACCGCCGGCGCCTTCCGCGTCTTCCTGGACGACGCGCAGGTCGCGCAGGGCGTCGGCCCCTGGGCGGGCTGGCAGCTCCCGGGCCTGTCCTTCACGCAGAGCGCGGACACGCTGCTCGTCTGCCACCCGGATCTGCCGCCGCAGCGGCTGACGCGGACGAGCCACACCGCCTGGACGCTGGCTGGCTGGAACTGGGTGAGGGCGCCGACCTACCGCTTCGCGCCGGCCGACGTCACGCTCACGCCGGGGGGAAGCTCGGGCAGCGTGACGGTCACGGCCTCGGGCCCGGTCTTCGCGGCGGCGCAGCTCCACTCGGCCTTCCGGCTGCGGGGCAGGCCGGCGACGGTCACGGGCGTCGCCTCCGCGACGCAGGCGACGCTCACCCTCGCGGAGGACCTGCCGGACACGGCGGCCAGCACCGATTGGGAGGAGGGGGTCTTCAGCGGGGTCAGGGGGTTTCCCGTGACCGCCTGCTTCCATCAGGACCGGCTCGTGATCGGCGGCTCGCGCGACCTGCCGAACCGGCTCTGGCTCTCGCGCTCCGGCTCGCTCTTCGACTTCGACAAGGGCACGGGCCTCGACGACCAGGCGATCGAGTTCGGCCTCTTCTCGGACCAGGTGAACGCGATCCGCGCCGTCTTCTCCGGCCGGCATCTCCAGGTCTTCACCACGGGCGGCGAATGGATGGTCACGGGCGATCCGCTCACGCCGTCGTCGATCCAGCTCCACCGGCAGACGCGCATCGGCAGCAGCCCCACGCGGATGATCCAGCCGGTGGATGTCGACGGCAGCACCATCTTCGCCGCCCGGAGCGGCAGGGCGATCCACGAATTCGCCTATACCGACGTGCAGCAGGCCTATCAGTCGAACGACCTCGGCATGGTGGCGCAGCACCTCCTCCGCAATCCGGTGTCCATGGCCTACGACCAGGCGCAGCGGCTGCTGCACGTGGTCATGGAGGATGGCGGCATGGCCACGCTCACCCTCTTCCGCCAGGAGGAGGTGACGGCCTGGACCCTGCAGCAGACGAACGGCGCCTTCCGCGCCGTGGCCGAGCTGGACGGGCGCGTCTTCGTGACGGTGGAGCGCGGCGGCAGCACCCGGCTGGAGCGCTTCGAGCCCGGCTTCGGCCTCGACGCCGCGCTGGAGGGGACGAGCGGCGCGCCGCAGGACCGCTGGAGCGGCCTCTCGCATCTGGAAGGCTCGACCGTCGGGATCCTCGCCGACGGCGCGCCGCGCGACGACGCGCTGGTCTCCCAGGGCGCGGTGGGCATCGACCCGCCGGCGCATGCCGTGCAGGTCGGCCTGCGCTTCACCCATGAGATCGAGCCGCTGCCGCCCGAGATGTTCACCGCGGCCGGCGCGCGCTCGGCGCCGCTGCGGCTGGTCTCTGTGGGCTTCCGGCTGCTGGAGACCTCGGCGCTCGACGTCGATCTCGGCCGCGGGCCTTCGCCCGTCTCCTTCCGTCGGCTGGACACGCCGCTGCTCGACGCACCGCCGCCGCGCTTCAGCGGTGACGTGCGGCTCTCGGCGCTGGGTTGGCGGCGCGATGCGATGCGGCCGCTCTGGCGCATCGCCGGCGACGCGCCGCTGCCGCTCATCCTGCTCTCCGTCACCACCGACATGAGGACGACCGACTGATGGCCTCCCTGGGTTCCCTCGCGACGCTCGCCTCGGCCGGCATCGGGCTCTACACGCAGAACCGCGCCGCGCAGCAGAGCGCAACCACGCAGCGCGCGCAGGTCGAGCTCTCGCAGCAGCAGGAGACCGCGCGCCAGCAGCAGCTCACGCTGCAGCAGCAGGCCGAGCAGCGCGCGCGCGGCGAGCAGGTGGCGCGCACGGTCGCCTCCGCGCGGGCGCGCATCGCCGCCGGAGGGCTCTCCACCAATGGCGGCTCGGCCGCGACGGTGACGGAGGGGCTGCGGGCCGACGCGGCCGCCGGCCAGGCCGACAGCGACGCGATCTTCCGCGCGCGTCTCGCCTCGGGCCGCTCCTCCCTGCTGAACCCCGACGGCACGCTCACCACGGCGCTGCGCGCGGTGCCGAGCTTCGGCAGCGCCCTGCGCAATCTCTTGGATTGATGCCCCCTGACAGCGCGCGCACCGCCCGACCGAGTCGCGTGTCCCATCCCCTCGATCTCCCGGAGTAAACGATGTCCGAGCACATCCGCATCGGCGATATCGCGCCGCGCGTGCACTACGTCGCCGACGGCCTGCAGGCGGAATTCACCTATCCCTTTCCGATCTTCGATGCCGGCGACATTGCCCTGCTGCGCGACGGCGTGCCGTCGGATTTCGGCTTCACCGTCCAGGGCGCCGGCAACTCCTCCGGCGGAACGATCCGCTTCGCCGAGGCGCCGGCGGCGGGCACGGACCTCACCCTCCTCCGCCGGCTGCCCGTCGCGCGCGTCACCGACTTCCAGTCCAACGGCGTGCTGCGCGCGGCCACGCTGAACGACGAGCTGGACCAGCAGGTCGCCTCGCTGCAGGAGGTGCGCGACGGCGCCGCGGGCGCGATCCGCCTCGACCTGTCGGAGCCGCCGTCCGGCATGGTGCTGCCGCTGCGCGAGGCGCGGGCGGACAAGCTGCTCGGCTTCGACTCCACGGGCGAGGTCACCGTCTATGGCCGCACCGGCACGGTGGCCGCCGTCTATCCGGGCGCGATCCCGCGCAGCGTGGAGGACAAGCTGGCCGAGACACTGACGGCGCGCGACTTCGGCGCGGTGGGCGACGGCATCGCCGATGACGGCCCCGCGCTCCAGGCGGCGATGAATGCCGCCGGCTCGACGGGCCGCCACCTGCTGATCGGCGAGGGCACCTTCCGCACCACCATGCCGCTGATGCTGCCCGGCGGCGCCGTCGGCCTCACCATGCAGGGCAGCCTGCTCTATGCGGGCGCGGGCGGGCAGGCGGCGCTGACCATCGGCGATGGCGGCGCGGTGCGCAACGCCACCAAGATCTACCAGGGCCTCCGCGTGGTGCGCGCGGCGGTCAGCGACTGGACCGACTTCGGCGACATCGGCGTCGTCCTGCGGAACATGGATTCCAGCACGATCGAGATCCGCCATGTCGAGGGCTTCACGATCGGCATCCGCACGCTGGGCGTGGAGCGCGGCTTCGAGGACAGCAACCTCTCTCTCGGCCGCATCGTCAACAACTGCATCGGCCTCGACATCCATTGCCAGACCGCCGCCGCCTGGAACACCTCGGTGCGCTACCATGGCGGCCATTTCGCGGTGGCGAGCGCGCTTCACCCGACGCTGAGCCGTTACGGCATCCGCTTCTCCGCCGCGCCCGGGGCTTATGTCGCGCATAACCGCCACGTCTTCTTCGGCCCGGCCTTCGAGCTCCAGGCGCGCGACCGGCCGGCGATCCTGGGCGTGCCCTTCCTCTCGGAGGTGAGCAGCCGCGCGGTCCTGGCCTATGGCATGCGGATGGAGGGCTGCTCGCCCCATGCCGCCTTCCATACCGGCAATGCGCAGGACCATGTCTACGAGATCGCCTGGGCGAGCCAGGGCTATCTGGTGGACGTGCTCTACGGCGCGGCCTCGACGCGGGTCGGGGCGGTGGTGCGCGGGCTGCACCAGGCCGCGGCGCATCGCGAATTCACCCGCGAGATCGCCAGCGTGCCCAGCCTGCGGGCGGCCGCCTTCCGCTGGAACGCCTCGCAGACCGGCTTCGACAAGCTGGCCTGCCTCTCGAGCAACGTGACCGGCGCGGCCACGCTGGCGGACTTCGCCTTTCCCGGCCTCGAGGACTATGTGCTGACCAGCCGCGGCGTGGTCCTGCCCGGCGGCCGGGGCCTGGGCTTCGTCGTCGACACGCGCCGCGCGCGGGAATTCGCGCTCTCGGTGGATGCCGACAATCCGCGCCTCGTCGTGCAGTGCTTCGACGGCGCGATGAACCTGCTGACCGACGCCGCGGGCCAGCTCGTTCGCGCCTCCGGCATGTCGATGGCGTGGAACGCAGCCGCGCATTGGTGGCAGGGCTCGGCCGACATGACGGACGCCGACCTCACCCGCCTGCAGGTCCTGCGGCTGGAGCCCGCCGTGGCCTATGCCATCATCGGCGTGGCGCGCATCGGCACGGATTACGAGGTGCGCGCGATGCGTCTTTCGACGGATCCTTCCGTCTCGCCGCCGCTCCTCTACGGCCTGCCGGACCTGCGGCACGGCACGCGTGAGCTGAAGGCCGAGGCCGATTGGGATCCGCCGGCCATCGCCGCCGGCGCGACGGCGCAGCTCAGCGTCGCGCTGAACGGCGCGCGGCCGGGCGACTTCGCGCAGGCGGCCTTCAGCCTCTCCACCTCGGGCGTCATCTTCCTCGCCCAGATCGGCGCGCAGGACATGGTGACCGTCACCGCCTGGAACCGCACGGGCGCGGAGGTGAACCTGAATGGAGGCACGGTGCGCGTGCGGGTGGTGAAGTCTTGAGGCGGTCCTGGAAGGGCGGGGCGGCGGCCGGCAAGGAGGCGGAATTCGACCGCGCCTTCGACGCGGTGCTGGCCGACTACATGGAGTTCCTGCGCCGCTCGCGCGAGGCCGACGAGACCAACGACGACCCTAAAACCTTCACCGCCCGGCACGCGGCGGGCAAGACCGCACTCTCGCATATCGAGCACATCATGAAGCTTTCCGGCGACGACGGGGAGAAAGCGAAGCGGCTCGACGAGGTCCAGGCGCTCCTTGGGGAGATGCGGCGCGACATGAGCGCGGAAAGGGAGGAGACGCCCGCCGATGACGACCGAGACAGCGGCTGACCTCCTGGAATTCGTCTGGATCTGGAACCGACTCCAGGGCCAGTCCACGCCCGCCGTCCATCGCCGGATCCTGCGCTGGATCGAGGGCGAGGCGCCGTCCCGGCGCCTGCTGCTCATGGCTTTCCGCGGCTGCGGCAAATCCACGCTGATCGGGCTCTTCTGCGCCTGGTCCCTGTACCGGCGGCCGGAGCTGCGCATCCTGGTCCTGGCGGCGGAGCAGTCGCTGGCGGGCAAGATGGTCGGGCATGTGCGCCGGATCATCGAGCGGCATCCGCTCTGCGCGTCCCTGCTTCCGGAGGGCGACGAGGCCTGGGCCGCCGACCGCTTCACCGTCGCGCGGCCGGGCGCGCTGCGCGATCCCTCGATGCTCGCCCAGGGGCTCCAGGGCAACATCACCGGCGCGCGGGCGGAGCTGGTGATCTGCGACGACGTCGAGGTCGCGGGCAATTGCGACACGCCGGGCAAGCGGCTCGACCTGCGCGAGCGGCTGGCCGAGACGGAATTCGTGCTGACGCCGGGCGGGACCATCCTCTATGTCGGCACGCCGCACACGGAGGAGAGCCTGTATCGCGGCGGCGACGCCTTCCTGGCCGGCTACCGGCGGCTCGAGGTGCCGATCGAGGATGCGCGGGGCGCGAGCGCCTGGCCCGAACGCTTTTCCGGGGAGGCCATCGCGGCGCTGCGCCATCGCGTCGGCCCGCTGCATTTCGCGCGGCAAATGCTGCTCCAGCCCATCGCGGCGGATGCGGCACGGCTCGATCCCGCGCTGCTGCTGCGCTATCCCGAGGAGACGGAGTATCGCGAGGCCAACGGCCACGCGCAGCTCTGGCTGCTGGGCCGGCGCATGGTCTCGGGCGGCGGCTTCTGGGATCCCTCCTTCGGGCGTCCGGAGGCCGGCGACGGCTCGGTGCTGGCCGCGACCTATACGGACGGGGAGGGTGGGCACTACCTGCACCGCCTCGCCTGGATCACCCAGCGCGCCGACGCCCCGGAGGATCCGGCGACGCAGCAGTGCCGCCAGGTGGCCGAGCTCGCGCGCGAGCTGCACCTGCCGGCGCTGCGCGTGGAGACCAACGGGCTCGGGCGCTTCCTGCCCGCGCTGCTGAAGCGGGAGATGGCGCGGGCGGGCGCGGCCTGCGCCGTGGTGGAGCACACCAGCCACCGCGCCAAGGCGGAGCGCATCCTCGCCGCCTTCGACCCGCTGCTGGCGGCGCGCCGGCTCCATGCCCATGAGAGCGTGTTCCGGACCAGCTTCGCGCGCGAGATGGCCGAGTGGCGGCCCGAGGCGCGCGGCGCCCGCGACGATGCGCTCGACGCGGTCTCCGGCTGCATCCTGGCCGAGGCGGTGCGGATGCCGGCCCTGCCACGGGCGGTCGCACCGTCCTGGCGGGGGGCCAGGTGA